CGTAAATTAGATTATTCTATTCAGCTTAACAAAACTATGTATGAGAGATTATTAACACAGGGTGAGATAACTCTTTTTTCTCCGCAAGATGTACCAGGTTTGTATGAAGCATATTTTGGTGACGCAGATGAATTTGCGAAATTATATACCAAGTATGAAAAAGATTCTAAGATTAGGAAAAAGAAAATTTCAGCAATGGCATTGTTTTCTGCCCTAGTAAAAGAAAGAGCAGAAACAGGACGTATCTATATAATGAATGTTGATCATGCTAACACACATAGTTCATTTAAGGATACGGTTTACATGAGTAACCTTTGCCAGGAAATTACATTACCAACTAAGCCATTACAACATATTGATGATCCCGAAGGAGAGATAGCATTATGTATTCTGTCAGCTATCAATGTAGGATTACTAAAAGATCTAGACGATATGGAAGAACTTTGTGACTTGGCAGTAAGAGCATTAGACGAAATTATTGACTATCAAAAATATCCAGTTAAAGCCGCAGAGATAAGCACTAAAGCAAGGCGTTCACTTGGTGTTGGTTACATTGGCTTGGCACACTATCTAGCTAAGAATCAAGTTACCTACGGAGATAAGAAAGCACTTACATTAGTACATAGACTGACAGAAGCATTTCAATATTATCTTTTAAAAGCATCTAGTAACCTAGCAAAAGAAAAAGGTAAGTGTGATTATTATGACAGGACAAAGTATGCTGATGGATTATTACCCATTGATCATTACAAGAAAGAACTAGATGAAATTTGTAATATAAAGTTACAGTATGATTGGGAGGCTTTAAGACAGGAAATAGCAGAACACGGACTTAGACATAGCACATTGTCAGCACAAATGCCAAGCGAAAGCTCATCTATTGTGTCAAATGCTACAAACGGTATTGAACCACCTAGAGGATACCTATCTGTTAAGAAAAGCAAAAAGGGTCCTCTCAAACAGGTTGTACCGCAGTATACATCATTAAAAAATTACTATACGTTACTTTGGGACATGCCAAATAACGATGGATACATAAATATAGTCGCAGTGATGCAGAAGTTTTTTGATCAAGCTATATCAGGAAACTGGAGTTACAACCCTACACACTTTGATAACAACGAAGTGCCAATGAGTGTAATGATGAAAGACTTATTAAACACTTATAAGTATGGTTGGAAAACATCATATTATCAAAACACCTATGATTATAAATCAGATGGTAGTGTTGAAGAGCCACAACATTCGTTGGGCTGGCATGATAATGTGAAAGAAAATCCTGTACAAAGGGATGAGTTTAAGGGAACCGACGAGGAATACGAAGAGTATTGCGAGTCATGTGCGATTTAGGTTGACAGGAATGAAAATCTATAGTATAATTTAAGTTAGAGATAGAGGAAGAGAAAATGGCAAAGACAGTATTTAATAAAGAAAAAGTGGATTTTACAAAGAGCACTATGTTCTTTGGTCCAGACCAAAACACGCAAAGGTATGATGTATTCAAGTTTCCGGAGTTTGATAAACTAAATCAAACTATGTTGGGTTATTTTTGGAGACCAGAAGAAGTAAGTTTACAAAAGGATAGAGCAGACTTCGCAAATTTTAGACCAGAGCAAAGACACATTTTTACTGCTAACTTAAAATATCAAACCTTATTAGATAGTGTACAAGGACGTGGTCCTAGTCTAGCATTCCTACCCTATGTTTCATTACCTGAATTAGAAGGTTGTATTGTTACTTGGGACTTTTTTGAAACTATTCATTCCCGTTCGTATACACACATTATTAAAAATGTATACCCTGATCCTAGTGAAGTATTTGATACAATACTAGATGATAAAGAAATTCTAAAAAGAGCCAAATCAGTTACAAAAAATTATGATAATTTTACACTAGCGGCTGATGATTGGTTCCAACGTAAACAAGGTACAATGTATGATGTTAAGAAAAAATTATTTCTAGCAATGATGAACGTTAACATCTTAGAAGGTTTACGTTTTTATGTATCATTTGCTTGTACATTTTCATTTGCTGAATCTAAGAATATGGAAGGATCAGCTAAAATTGTATCATTAGTAGCTAGAGATGAAGCTACACATTTGAATTTATCAACTCATGTTTTGAAAAACTGGATCAAAGGTTTAGACGACAAAGACTTTAAAAAGATTGCCTCTGAATGTGAAGACGAAGTTTTAGATATGTGGAGAACATGTGTTGATGAAGAAAAGGCCTGGGCAAACTATTTGTTCAAGGACGGAGCCATTATTGGTTTGAACGAAGAATTACTACATCAATACGTAGAGTTCATTGCTAACAAGAGATTAAAAGCTCTTGGTTACAAAACAATTTACGATCGTCCACTTAATAATAACCCACTGCCTTGGACACAACATTGGCTTTCAAGCTCAGGACTTCAAGTTGCTCCGCAAGAGACAGAAGTAGAAAGTTATATCATTGGTGGTATTAAACAAGATGTGGACGAGGACGTACTTAAAGGCTTTAAATTATGATAGATATAACAATCTATAGCAAGCCAATGTGTCCTAGTTGTGTGAAAGCTAAAAACGTATTTAAAAATATGGATTTGGCATTTACAGAAAAAACTATAGGATCTGACATTCAGCCAAGCGAGTTGATGAAACTTTTTGAAGATAAAGGTTTACCTGCTCCTAGAACTGCTCCCCAGATTTTTATAGGCGGACAACATGTTGGTGGATATGAACAACTGTTAAGTTACATCGAAGATACAGGGTTCAATGGTACAGGGAGCTCAACAGGCTAATGTTACTAGATAAACCATATAGTGCGGGTGATACCGTCACATTCAAAACTCAGGCTGGCGAAGAAGTCGTTGCCAGAGTTACGGAAGCAAAAGCCGATTCTATAAAGATTAGAAAGCCTATGGTTTTGACAATGACTGAAAAGGGAATTGGAATGGTTCCTTTCGCTCTTACGGTCAGTCAAGACACAGAAATGCTAATTAATCTAAACAACGTTGTGTTTATTGCTAAGACAAGCGAAACGACAGCGAAGCAATATATAGAATCAACGACCGGACTCAAAGTAGTCAACTAAAGGAGAATAATATGTCAGATATACACGAACAAATTAAGGCACAGTACGAAGCATACTTAGCAGAAGCTGAGTCTTTCGATACAAAAGGTGTAAAAGCCGCGGCCGCTAGAGCAAGAAAAGCTCTCGGTGAGATGGGCAAATTGGCAAAAGCTCGAAGAGCTGAGATCCAAGAAAAAAAGAATAGTATGTAATAAATATACAGTAAGGGAGCGGCATGAAGTCGCTCCCCTATCAAGAAGGGCATTTCTAAAATATGGCACAACAAGGTAAACTTAAATGGTATAATCATGTAAAAGGTTATGGCTTCGTCGCGAGAGATGAAGGCATGAAAGACCTTTTCGTTCACGTATCTGAATTTAGAAAATCAGGTATTAAAAAAGTGAAAGAAGGCATGATAATTGAATACGAAATTTCAGATCATAATGGTAAACCAGTAGCAGTCGATATCAAAGTAGTACACATTCCAGAATAGGAGAAGTCAATGGCGGAAGCCATGTTTTTGTTCATGCTAGTAATCAAACACGCACTAGCTGATCTTGTTCTACAAAGTCGACTTACAACTGGCGATAAAAGCAATTTAAAGAGCCCAAAGGGCTACATACATGCGGCAGATCACTCTCTGCTTACATTTATAGTCTCTATGTTCTTTACTGGCGTTTTAAATGCCATATTAATAGCATTGTTAGATTACATATTACATTTCATTATTGATTATGTGAAAACCAAATGTGTTAGACATTTCGAAGTTGTACCTAACACAAGAACCTTTTGGATCGTTCAAGGCGTTGACCAAATAGCACATTATTCTTGTTACTTCCTGTATGTAATACTCATTACAAATTATCTATAAAACCAGATAAATACTATACCAGACAAGAAGGAACATGGTATGGCTAAGTTGAATGAAAATACCGAAGTCTCCTTACCACTAAGAAATATCCTATCGATGATTGCCGCAGTAGCTGTCGGAACATGGGCGTATTTTGGTATCATTGAGAGGCTCAATAAAATAGAAACAAATGTTACAATGATGAATTCGGATGTCGAAATGAATACCGAATTTAGAATTAAATGGCCACGGGGTGAGATGGGCTCATTACCAGCCGACAGTGAACAGTTCATGTTGATAGAACATTTAGCAGGTGAATTAGAAAAGCTGACAACTGAAATAGAAAATGGCCAAGCACCATTTGATCAGCAACAAAAACTCACTTTAGAATTCTATGAAAAACGCATTCAAAGTTTAGAAGCGTCGATTGAAAAGCTAAAAGATTCCCAACTTGAAATGAAGAACGGAAAGTAATTAGGAGAGTAAATGGTAATTGAGGGAGCAATAGTTCTTTTAATGTTCTTTGGAAGTCCATTAGAACTAAAAGAATACACAGTAAGAGATGGTTTGAGTGAATGTTTAAAAGCCAAACGCACAATTGAACGTAACAT